CACAGGGGAGAGAAGAGACCGCAGTGATTCAACTCACTGGCTGTATAGTTCCTAATGGACTCTACTGCAGGGTGTACCCAGTAAGACAGGTTGTACGTTCTCGAGGGTCGTGAAACCAAAGGGTGTCATGAATCTGGCGAGTCGTAAGACTCTATCGGAGAAGGGCATTGGCCCATAGAACACCGATAAACCAGAGACACTGTCCCAAGTTTCATTTCTTTCGGAAGTACAACTTTATTATTAACTGTCAAAGCGTGTACACTAAACAAGCAGTAAAGGCCATGAGAGAGTATAAACAGAACCAGTGAATCTCACTGCGTGTCTTCTCTATTCCTGTGCCAAGTGGCCGAAGCGTAGAACTTCGCTTTGGCCCCCCACCAGGATGGGTGGGGTCACTAGTGGCATGCGGACCCAGCATGTCACTCAAGGGGTTTGTAATGGAGTCAAACCAGGCGCTGAGCTGCGCCACCCGTCTGCGCCCGGAGGCAGGGCAAAGACGGAGGGAGGGTAAAGTTGGAGGTTGTCGGGTGCACCCGGTAGAGGTCTGCGGGACATGCGGTAAGGCCGAGACGCGATGGTATCCATGAACATGATACTGTCGTCGTCGTCGTACTCACCCACGTCGGCGGGTTCGAGATCGTCCTGGGGAGGCGAGGTTTTTACCTCAGCTTCCTTTACCAGAATAATTTCGACCTGCTCAGAACCGCGCAGAATCTTCTCTATCGTTGGTGCTCTTTTGACATTGATGAGGTTCCCGGACCAAGACTTTGGCGACCAGACTCGAGCGTTGTGTTCAATGACGCTCCAGTTAAGGTAACTATTGTCCGACTCGGGGTCGAAGGACTCACAGAGGGGTGCATTGAGTGCGTGATCAAACACGTACTTACCGTACATTATCTGTGAGTTCCCGATCCTGGGGTCATCGGGTTCTACCATCGCACGGAACCGGCGAGGTATTTTACTCATCACACCTTGATGGAGGGTCCAGGGGGTGGTTGCTCGCACATTGCGGGGGGCTTCTTTGCCTCCCACTTTGCGTGCGTTAAGCAGCTTCTCCGCCACCTGTCTATCAAGGTCTGTCATCCCGAACCGGAAGCCGCTGCTGTGAACTGCAACGTCGTTACCGGTAATATCCAATTTCCCCTCAGGGGAAAGGTTGGGAAAACCTAACCCACCTAAGGAGGTGGGAGCGAACCATGGGACTTTCACGGAGTGGTCAAGTTTGGTACGTAAATACTTGACCATCAGCCAATAGAAGTCGACACGGGCAGCGCGCGGTGCCAAATCAAGGCACTCGGTAATGTATTCGCCAATGGCAAGGTCACCAAAGGCCTTACTACCGAAAACAGCGCGTCGCATCGTATCAGACATCCTCTTCTCACTGAGTGGGGTGGGCTTGGCTTGCAGTACAGCAAGCTTGGTCCCCCCATCCAGCGTCGGCTTGGATCTCCTGAAATATCCTGAACCTGTGTTGGCGAACGCTCGAAAGCGTCGACCATCATCAGAGTCCTCTTCCCATAGTTCCATGATGGCATTCTTGTGCATGGGCACAGTGCCGTCATAACCTTTCGGACCGCGGAAGGTCGGGGCAGGGCCAGAACGGGCCCTTTCCTCAGCAAACACACCCCATTGGAAGAATGGGACGTGTTCGTAGCTGACAACTCGCACGCGATGGTTACCGCGCATGCGAAAGACAGGCTGATTCCGCTTGTAGAACACTCGTGAATTAATCACAGCAAAGTCCGTGGCAGCGTACGTCTTGCCAACGGAGAGCTTGAAGCTGAAGAAGTCAGCCACCTTCTCGAAGAAAGCCAGAGGAGAGAGGTTTAGTTGAGGTGACAATGAAGTCATCCACTTACCCCTCCAAAGGTTATCATCGCCGTTGATAATCATCGGAGCCTGTCTCAGCGTATATCTACGCCGATTCATTTGCTCGATGCAAAAACGGACCAGTGCAGCGTTAATAACGTTTAGCACCGGAAATGAGGTGATTGATCCCATCAGTTGGGCATTTTCCTGCCAAACTAGCTCCTGTGTACCCGGGTGTTCAATAAGGTTATTTGTGAGGTTGTCTTGGACGAGAAGGAGTGTTTCTTCATCGATTTTACCCATTTCATGGATTTCATCGATTACTATCTCCGACTCGCGGCTGCGCATGTTTGTCGTCGCCCCCTTGTAATCACCCGATATGAGAAGCTCATCGGGAGCAATGTCGGACGTTCCTAAACGTTCCGTGACATACTCCTCGGTAAGCTCTGCTCCGATCGGACGAAAGCATGGGTGGTGATCGTACAGGGTCCTGTGCATCCACTTCTGGAAAGGTTGTAGGGCGGTTTGACCGATGGCATTTCCCTTAGTGATGGGACGAACCTTCAACGCCTCGGACAGGCCTATGATCGAGACCTCGTTCTGATTCTCATGTAGAGATTTAGTACGAAGCCACGTTCTATAAAGCTTTGTCCGTGCCTCGAGGGCGCTCGTCTCCACCAGGAGATTTGCCTGAGGGTGCTTATCCACGTAGTTACGTGGTGCATCTTCCTCCCCTACTACCTTAATATCGGAGCCGTTAGGCCCCAATCCAGGTAGTTGCACAAGATCCATGTGGTGCTCATCCCTGAACTGGGTGAGCACTTCCACAAATGCGCCGCCATCAGCAATCTTTGTACAGTAGGTTGACGCGGTGGATGGTATCTGAGACGTAATGCTCCTTGGCACAAAATCAAGTGCTGGGGCAAAAATCTCACGAACCGTCCGCCGGATCTCCTGTTCTGCGATTGCTGGAGTCAAGACTGTGGGGGCAAACATGCCGAGCATGCCCTTGTCGTCAAAGATGGACCTTAGGGGGAGTGCCTGTTGCCGAGCTGGCGGAGGTGTCGTGATGTCACGGAAGGTTTGTACAACCTCCTTGATCACGAGCATCTCATCCGGCTTGGGATAAGCACCTTTTCCGTTGGAGATCGTCTGACCTATCGAAAGGCAGGCTAGACGTGTGTGGGTTACCCCATACTCCAATTTGTTCCATCCAGACATACGAAGGGCACGCAAGTACCTGTATACCTCGCCACCGAACAGCGCGCCTGGGTGTTCGGTCACGGGAACACAATCTGGACGCTTGGGGATGACCAAAAGGTCATCCTGCAGGCTAATCCAGGCTGTAAACGCCGCGACTTTCCACTTGACAATCGCTGTCCAGTGAGTCTTGAACTCATCCACGACCATCATGTTCCACAAATGATCGTAACTCCTCTTCTCATGGTTGTCCCAACTTATCTTAGTTGGTTTGACTCCATACAGCTCAAGCTGATCACGCCAAAAGCGGATCACAGCTCGAAGGGGGGCGGCACCCACGGGTGTCGTTTCACAGGGGGTGGCAAGCGAGTCTTTGTTCTTGACTTGCTTACCACGGATCGTTTCGACCGACCCTCTCGTATATCCGGGTTCCAAACCGGGGGAACGAGAATGCTGCTCAGCATTCATCGTACGAGACCTACCGCCATGTGGAGGACCTGCAACATGGGTTGCAGGGGTGAACTTACCTACCATTAGATTTCAATAGAAATGTGATTCAATTAAAA